GCTAGACCTCAAAGAGGTTAATGTTGTTGCGGACCAGATAAAAAAGAAGGACTACCAGTACAAGTGCGCGGACCAGCCTATCTGCAACTTCTGCAACAAGGACCTGTGTCGTAGCCGAAAGCACGGCGTGGGCGGCGGAGCAAACACTCCGACCGTAGCCAACCTGCGTAAATATGACAGTGAGCCGCCGCTGTGGTTCCTCGACGTTAACGGCAGTCCTGTTGAACTGGACACCGAGGGCCTTCAGAAGCAGCCCCGCTTTCAGATACTGTGTATGGAACAGATAAACTTCATGCCCCGGACCATTACCCGCCAAGCTTGGGAGGCTCAAATGAACAGCCTTCTCGGGCAGATGGTGGATACAGAGGGTGCGGTGATCTCTACCTCCGAGGACACCAGCCTTCGCGGTCAGTTCTACGACATGCTGGAAGAGTTCTCCACGCACATGCAGTCCGCTATGGACAAAGAAGAGATCCTTCTCCGCCGCCCATGGACCGATGAGAAAGAGGGCAGAACATATTTCAGGTTGAAGGACTTCGAGGCTTTCTTGAAGAGAAACAAGTTTTTTGAATACCGGTCTAATAAAATAGCGCAGCGCCTTCGGGACATCGACGGCAGGTCTGAGCAGTTCCGAATTAAAGGACGAACCGTCCGGTGCTGGTCTATCCCGGCCTTTGCAAAAATAGAGGAGGCTTTCGAGTCTCGATTTGATGATGAAGAGGACATTCCGTTTTGACAAACAAACGAACGAATTGGAACAAGCTTTTACGGGAACTGCGGGACGAGAAAGGGTTTACGCAAAAGGAACTTGCGGACAAGGCCAACATGCCGCAGCGCACGATTGCCGAATATGAAAACGTGGGGGCCGCACGACAACTATCTATCTACAAGATAGAGCAGATATTGGACGCCCTTGGGTATGAGATAGATGCGTTTTTGAAAGTGAAAGATGTTTAGGTACTTCGGGCCTCCGGGCACCGGGAAAACAACCACGCTGCTGAATCAAGTAGACGCTCTTCTTTCAAAAGGGATGTCCCCCAACGACATAGGGTATTTTGCTTTCACACGAAAAGCGGCCCACGAAGCACGGGACAGGGCGGTAGCGCGTTTTAACCTGGACCCTGAAAAGGACTTTTCATATTTCAGGACGTTGCACAGTCTGGCTTTCCAGTGCCTTGGAATGTCCGCAGCGGACGTGCTTGGAGACAAGGGTCTGAGAGGGTTCAGCAAGGAGACCGGAGTTGACCTGTCGTCAAACGGGGCCGAGCACATAGCGGATGACGGGTTCACCGTTATGAAATCCAACAACCCCATTATGCGGGCTTTTGACCTAGCCAGAAACTCGTTACGTGGGATCCAATATGCCTACAACGTTACAGAGCTAACCATCCCCTACTATGAGTTTGAGCATCTATACAAAGAGTACGAACGCTTCAAGATGTTCCACGGACTTAAAGATTTCACCGACATGATGGTCGAGTTGTCCGAGAAACCGGGCAACCTTCCTGTGCTCAATACGATATTCCTTGACGAAGCACAGGACCTGACCCCGTTGCAATGGCGGGTGGCCCACAGTTTAAATGAGCGGTGCGAACGGATGTTCGTTGCTGGCGACGATGACCAAGGCATATACCGCTGGGCCGGTGCCGACATAGGGCACTTTGTTTCTCTGGAAGGCGGGTCCGAGGTCCTCTCCCAATCCTATCGCATACCCAGAAGCGTTCACCGTATTGCGGACTCCGTAGTCCAGCGCATCCAGAGCCGACAGAAAAAGGTTTGGGATCCCCGGCGCGAAGAAGGGAGCGTCGAGAGAACCTACGACGCTAGCACGGTCTCATTTGGGGACGAAGAATGGCTCGTTCTCGCGCAGGCAAACTACATGCTGGATGAACTGGCTGACAGGTTGACCTCCAGCGGCCATTACTTCGAGCGCAAGGGCTCCCCGTCGCTCAAGAAAAATGTGCGGAACGCCATCAGTTCCTGGAACCACATGCAGGAAAGTCCGGGGCACGAGATATCCCTGAAAGAGGCCGTAAACATCTACGACCACATCTCCAGCGGAGCAGGTCGTCTGAAGCGCGGTGCCAAGAAGATGCTATCCGGTGCCGACGAGCAGGATCTGTTTACGATATCCGTCCTGCGTCAGCATTTTGGTTTGGAGACTGCTGACGACACATGGGACGAGGCGCTGGACAGAATCGGAGACGAAGACCGTGCCTACGCCTCCGCCCTGCTTAACCGTGGCGTTAACATCTTCGAGAAGCCCAAGATTAAACTGTCCACGATCCACGGTGCAAAGGGCGGCGAAGCGGACAACGTCCTGCTGTTCACGGACCTTTCCGGCAAGGCTCTCAAGGAGATGGAGAAGAACCCGGACGACGCTCACCGCGTTCTGTACGTCGGAATAACGCGCACCAAACAGAACCTCGTGCTCAAGATGCCCGAAGACTCCCAAAGAGGCTGGGCAGTATGAGAGTTATTATTGAGAGCCCCTATAGCGGTGGGCATCCCGACAACATCAAATACGCCCGACGCTGCCTGTGGGATTCCATCCTGCGCGATGAATCACCCTTCGCGTCTCACCTCCTGTACACCCAAGTTTTAGACGACAAGATATCTGAGCAGCGACAGAACGGTATGAAGCTCGCCCTCGCATGGTACGAAGTAGCAGAACTCTGCGCCGTCTACATGGACCGTGGGATGACGGAGGGCATGGAGAGCGGAATCAAACACGCAAAGTCACTTGGAATACCCATTGAAGAAAGGATGTTGAAAGATGGCAGTACCAGCCAAACAAGTTTTGGAGACCGCTTTAGATCTCATTGGGGGTGACCGTGCCGCTGACTATGGTTCGATGTGGGAGAACCACCAGAACATAGCCCAGCTATGGAATGGCTACCTGTACAACAAAGACGGCCCGCTGACTGCCGAGGATGTAGCCAATCTTATGGAGTTGATGAAAATTGCCCGACGAAAGTCGGGGACGCTGAAGAAGGATAACTACATTGACGGCGCAGGTTATGCGGCGGTGGCCTTTGAATGCGCCCAGGAACAACAGGACCGAAGTACTGTGTCTGACCAACTGTCCCTCGAACTGTTAGCGAAGAAGTACCATGGAAAATAATTTTCAAAGAAAAACGCTTCAGGAAGCCCGAGCAGACTGGCGTTACGCCATCGAAGGAGATGGGAGCCACTGCCCTTGTTGCGACAGGTGGGGGAAAATCTACCCGCGCCATTTTAATTCCTCAATGGCGCGAGCCTTGCTCTGGCTTGTCGGAGAAGGAGACGATTGGACCGATGTCCCAAACACCGCGCCAAAATGGCTCACGCGAACAAATCAACTGCCCACTGTCCGGTGGTGGGGGTTGATCGAACGACAGGAGTCGGACGACCCTACGGTTAAGCATTCCGGAATGTGGCGACCCACAGAACGCGGGTCCAACTTCGCCCATGGCCGCACAACCATTCCGCGAATGGTCTTTACGTACAACGCCAAAGTCATCCGTTTTGGAGAAGAGAAAATGCGCGTCGAAGAGGCCTTCAAGACGAACTTTGATTATACGCAAGTCATGTTGCCGGTATCGGATCCTCCACAACTGGAAATGTGGGAGTAATGACCATGAAAAAGAATCTTAAAAAGCCGACGTGGGGCGTGAAAACCGAATGGGTGCCCATTGAGCAGCTACCGCCCACACCCGAAGGCATCACGGAAATTGCGATTGACTTGGAGACTAAAGACCCACGGCTCAAGTCCCACGGCCCAGGTTGGGCTACCGGACACGGAGATGTAGTCGGGTTTGCCGTCGCATACGAAGGTTTTAACGCCTACCTGCCCATTGCCCATGAAGGTGGGGGCAACCTCGACCGGGGCATCGTCATGCGCTGGTTCCAGAAGGAGATAGCGAACCACCCGTCGGATAAGATCTTTTACAACGCCGCTTATGACGTGGGCTGGCTCAAGCGACTTGGTATAGACCTCAAGGGTAAGTGGATCGACGCCATGCTGGCAGCGCCCCTTCTCAACGAGAACCGGTTTAGCTACTCGCTAAACGCCGTGTCCTACGAGTACATGGGTCTTATGAAGTCCGAGGCCGCTCTTCGGGAAGCCGCACAGGAGTTCGGCGTGGACCCCAAGGGTGAGCTATACAAACTGCCCGCCTGCTTTGTCGGAGAGTATGCCGAGGCCGATGCCCAGCTTACGCTCGACCTGTGGCAGGTATTCAAGATGGAACTAACCAAGGAAGACCTCTGGCAGGTCTTTGACATGGAGACCTCTGTCCTGCCGCTTTGCATAGAAATGACGTGGAAGGGTGTGCGGGTTGACCTTGATTCCGCCGAGCGCCTCAAGCAAGACCTCCTCAAGATCGTTAAGGGCATCCGGTCTGATGTTAAGAAGGAGACGGGGCTCTCTTTCGAGCTATGGGCCGCTGCCAGCATAGCCAAGGTCTTTGACCATCTGAACATACCCTATGGCCGAACCAAGACGGGATTGCCCAGCTTCACCAAGAACTTCCTGTCCCAGCACGAGCATCCCATTGCCCAGAAGATTGCCGAGGCACGAGAGTACGACAAGATGGGCAACACTTTCCTGTCCAGCATCTTTCGTTACGCCGAGAAGGACCGCATCCACGGACACATAAACCAGCTTCGATCCGAAGGTGGCGGCACGGTCTCCGGGCGCATCTCCATGTCTAACCCCAACCTCCAGCAGATTCCTGCTCGCAACCCCGAAATGGCCCGAAAGATACGCGGCCTGTTCTTACCGGAAGAAGGAGAG